TCGGAAAGCTAGCCAGTGTTCGCTTGGCTTTGTCAGTATTATCTTTGATGGATTCATCCATCCTGTCTCCGGCATGATCACCGAAGTCCTTCAAAATCTTGTCTGCTTCTTGAGTGTCGCTGATGAGTTTCTCTTTACCTGCTAGGGCCACTTCAATCGAAATCGTGCCGTCTGCTGCCACGATAAAACCTCCTTTCTTTATTTAGCCGCGCTTGCCGCCCATGCTGCAAAGAAATCTGCAGCGTCTGCTGAGTGTTGAGCGTTGCGATATTTGTCCAGTACGTAGTAGTTTTGCAAATTGATCAAATCTGTTAGCTCTTGGCCCTCCAAACCCGTCCGTGATCGTTGCCGAATATTAATGATGCGCATGAAATAAGACGAATTGGGCAATCCGTCCAACATGGCCCGAAACTTATGCCAATGAAGTTTGCCGAGTTCGTCTTCCAGATCAACACCATAAACCGCCCGGACGCTGGACCAGATAGCTGGTGCATCTTGCGTGTATGAAAAGTATTCCTCTGGAGCGCCGTCTGTGTTAGCCGTGCCCCCATCAGATGAATCATGGTACGGATGCTGGCCAATATACTGATTGATCCATTCCAAAGCGTGTAACCGGTCAGCAGGGCCAACGTCGTCAGCATTGATAAACATATGCCAGCCTAAGACGCCCTTCTGAGCATCGTCTTTGTCCTTGCGATCTAGCAATTCATACCAACGCAAGACGTTGTCAAAGGATAAGTTGACCCTATAATCATGCCCTCTGCAGCGCCAATACCAAGCAAGCGGCTTGGTTAGACTAATCATCGTCCTTGTTCCCCTCAAAAGCAGGATATTCAGCATGTTCGGCGTCCTTAATGGCCTTGTCTGCCGAGCGTTTAACCAGCCCGAGTACAAACATCAGACCATTGGTACTTTGATTCAAATCATTGTATAGCTTGTCAGCCTGCTCTTTGCCGATGGTCTGCACAAAGAATTCCATGATAATTTCGTGCTGTTTGTCCAAAGCATTCCGCACGAAGGCCAATTGGTCATTCACCGGTTTCTTGTCAATGTCATCATCTTTCTTGTCTTTCTTGCTATCGCCGGTAAGCTGGTTGGCATACGCATTAGCTTTAACCCAGGTATCGCTCAAGGCACGCCGCATCTTATCCGAAAACCGGAAAGTGTACGTTTCGCCCTTGTAAGTCAGATCCTGTTTGGTAGCCAACACTTCGTCGAGATTAATTACGTTGCTCATGATTTCCTCCTAATGGCCGCCTGGGATTTACCCATACTGTTGATTTCTTTGGCGACCCTGTCTTTTTAATCAGTAGTAACAGTCACTGCCGTGCTTGCGGTTTTGCTGCCATCATGTGTTGTTGCGGTAATAGTAGCAGATCCGGCAGACACTCCGGTTACAACGCCGCTAGGGCTGACAGTAGCAACTGATGTGTTGCTAGATGCATAGCCAAGAGACTTGTCCGTCGCATCTTCGGGACTGACTGTAGCCGTTAATGATGTGGTTGCTCCCACTTTTACGCTCGCTGTTGCCGGTGCCAGAGTTACCCCGGACACCGTTACGGTTTTGGGACCGCAGGAGTATAAACGGGCTTGCCGTTGAATGCCAAAGTGAATGACATCGTCTGCTTCGCGCCAGGAGCACCACCAGACGTCACGATATTGCTAATCGTAACCTGGCCGACAATTGTTGAACCATCTGGCTGGGTCCACCGAGCCAACGTCTTCAGATCATCGCCAATATCCAACACGTGGCTGGCAATATAATCTTGGGCAGCGTCCCCTTCCAAGCGGTGGCCCGTATATGCCAACTGGAGACGTTTGCCAGTGACATCAGTGGATCCATAGCCTTCGCCATCGTAATAGACGTCATTCGCCGTTGTTTCATTCAGAGAAGGTGTGAAGTTATTAATACCTGATGCCAACGGAGCAAAAGCTGCATTGGTAATATCAGTCGGATCCTTGGACCCCTTGGTATCGATTTCGAACTTGTTCTTGAAGTTAAGCGTAAATTCGCCGACTTTTGTCGGAATTGAGTTATCTGCCATTAAAAATCACTCCTTATATTTGTTTGATGTAACGTTCAACGCAACATCTAGGGTGTATACAAAAAAGCCACGTGAATCAGCTTGGGTGATGCTCGGTTCAGACGTGGTTTCAATTTTTTCAAAGTGGAAATCATCAGACGGAAGTTCCTTCAAGTGTTTAACAAAATCGGAGACTAGCCACATGATTGTGTTACCCAATTGCTGATCCTTGGTACGGATAGCAACTTCGTAGTAAAGCCGAGTTTCTTGATTGCCGGCGAAATCTTCATCAACCACCGACCCGTTTTTTGTCGGATAGATTGAAAGTGATTCATCAGCAGAAAGGAAGCCCATGCTGACTTTCTGGGGCATGTCGGGAATCGTGTTAATTGCATCCGTCAACGTTTTTAAGGCATTCATAAATCAAGCCCCCTCAGATAAGCGTCACGGATCCGTTCCATCTTCTGATCATTTGCCTGAATCATTTTGTCCCAGTGAGGGCCTGTTCCCTCAGTCGTGTAGTGCCGAAAAGTTACTTTGGTGCCGTCTTTTTTCGTATACCCACCGTTAAACTGAGCTGCCGCATAAACACTGCTGAATTCGACGGAGGATCCGTCAGGGGTAGCAGTGCCTCGGAGATCGCCATGCAGCCTGGGGACAACGCCAGTGCTGTAGTCAGTCAATTCAGTACCGAGCTGAGTAGCGGCGGCTGTGAGCGCTTTGCCTTGAGCTTTTGGCCCAAGCTTACTCATCAAGTCAACGTCAACTGTTACTTTCATGCCCATCACAGCACCTCCAATTCGTATCCCCATATGCCCGGTTTGTCTGCATCCTTTAGCACGGTGACCGACGTAATGGCGTACTTCCGGCCATCAAATTCAGCCAGACCGCCCAGCCACGTATCGTCCAGCACAGACATGCCAGCGTTGGCAGCCGGCCTGATATAAATCACCGCATTAGCGACCACCTGGCGGTCGTTATTGGTGCCAGAGTATACAGTGCCCCGGTCAATACGTACCCGACTGATAGGCTCTGGCGTCCCGTATACGGGGTTCTGCCACTCATCGCGGCTAATTATACGGGTCAGAGTAACATCGTCGTTATACGCAACCAGATCGTCCAAATCATCGGACATAAGAAACACCTCGATACAACAGACCGGTACCGCTAAGCGCCGCGAGCGCGTCCACACTGATTACGGTGTTGGTGCGATCGTCTACCCCGTTCTGGTTATTGGCCCATGACTTGGTGACCGTAGTCTTGCCGATTGTCTTCGTCTCACTAATAGGCTCATGGAGAGCCTGCTCGGTAGTCGTGATCCCAGAATCAATCATGTAAGCAATTTGACGGATAACCGCCCGCTTAAACTTACTTACACGAAGTGACCACGGGTCAGCATTGATATCGTTGATTTGATAGAAATCACGTGTCTGGTCATCCAAGTACTGACTTGCCAACTCGGTGATCTGGTCAAAGTTGGCAGGCAGACTAGGCTCTGCCACGTGCATAGCATCCATGAACTCCTGCTTAGTAACGTACTGAGTCATGTCATCACCTCCAAAAGCCGCCAGGGCTTTCAGCCCTCATTGTGTATTTCTCAGGCGACCTGTTGCTCACTACGCCGGAACTAATGCCAGCAAATCGGCCTTCACGGTCTTACCGGTGAAGTCAATGTTGTGTGCGGTCAACCATGCCTTAATCTCGTCCACGGTCTGCGCGTCGGTAGGCTTTACACTACCGCTGGGGTTAAAACCGTCGTCACTCTCAGACGGCGCTACGCTTTTGGGGACGCGGCGACGTAGATGGATTTCTTGGCGTTGTCGAACACAATGGCGTCATAGTAATCCAAGCCCTTGATCGTATCCCGATAGCCAGAACGGTCAGTGTCGGCGCTGATCACGTCAACGGTGCCGTACTTGACAATGGGGGCGACCGCCAATAAGGGCAGCATCATGAAGCTGACATTGTTGGGAATCGTAAGGCCGACCAAGCGATCCTTGGACGCGCGGAGAATAGGAATGCCGCCGTCCAGCTGAGTCACTTGCCGATTAATACCATTCATGGCCAACTGGTTAACCGTGAACGACTTGTTAACACCGTCGGCATTCTTCAATGCCTTGTAGTACCCAGAGGAAACAAACATTACATAGCCGCCTGGCAACTCATTATCCAGCATATACGCCTCGGCGTCGTCGTAAGCGTCCAGCGCATTCTTGCTGTCAATGGCATCGGTTACTACCTTGCCGGCATTGTCATAAATCGCCTGTGCTGCCACCTTGTCGCGATGGGGCACCG